AATTCCGCGATCAAATGCGGAAATTTGATCGACATAAAAAAGAGTCGATCCAATACCAGTCCGCTATGGATTGGGTGTATGCACAACGTGGATTGTTGTTCGATATCCTTATGTTTATGACATCAACAATGATCCACAAGAGCGTAAAGGCAAGCGTGCCTTTTGCGCTATCTATTCTCTCTAATCATGTCCCGCTGGACAAATTAATGGCAGCTCAAGAGTATTTCAGAGGAGTTGTTGATCGCATTTATTTGCGATTTCAATCTGATGAAGAAATTGAGGCTGCTTCTGGAGCGAATGATGATGCTTTGAATCGTTGGTATTCTAAATACAAAGATTCTACTGTGTGGAAGAGCATCAAAGAGTTATACGTGTATTTGACATGTTTGATTCTTCATGGACCCGAAAAGTGTCGGGCGCGCGATATTGCTAAATTAATGCAATCTAGCGCTTTGGAGATGCTTGAGGGAACTGGCAATGTGGTAGTAAATATTGTCAGTATTACCAAGTCGTTATTCACGAATTTCTACCAGTGTGTGCAAACTGGTGAGTGGTCAAATTTTTTCCACTGTGAGTCAACTTATGACGCTTGGTACAACGATTGTCTTGAGGTTGAGCGTGAGTTTGCTAATCTTGAAATTACAAATGATGCGCATGATATGCTCACCCGTTCAGAGCTTTTGCTTAAGAATGGGACTGAAATGTTGAAACGCTTACGTGAGACCCCAGACTCTCGAAAGATGATCTTGGCTGTCAACGCCCGCTATCTATCATTGATGGAGGCTGTCAACAAGTTCAAGGGGGTGGTTGCAGCCACAAAAATGCGCCGCCTCCCTTTTGTCCTCCTCGTGGAGGGCAAATCAAAGATTGGTAAAACATCTTTCTTGATGTTGAATCATATCATGTATGCAACATTGCATGGTAAAGATCCTGACATTGAACCTTATGTTCGTCAGGTTGCCGATCGTTTTTGGGATGCACACAAAACGAACCAGTATTCCATTATTTTTGATGATGTGTGTGCCCATAACCCTGCTGTTATTCAGGGCGTGGATGATTTCCACAAAGATGCTTTACACATCTTTAATAACATTGCCAAAATGGCTGAGTGTGCCTCTTTAGAAGATAAAGGCACTCATCCATTGCTGATCGATCTTGCTCAAATTACTACGAATGTAGCTAGTTTGCATGCAGGTATCTATTTCCATGATACAGCTGCGCTTTTCCGGCGTTTACAGCATAGAGTTAGGCTTAAATTAAAGCCTGAGTTTTGTGGAGATAATGGGTTTGTGGACCCTACGAAGATCCCTCAATCTGATGGATTTCCAGATTTGTGGACAATCTCGATTGAGAAGGCAATTACGACACCCCACCCCAGCGAAGCCGATAGGGAAGTTGGTTCCTGGTCACCTCTTGAAGAATATCAGGAAATGTCGATGTGGGAATACATGCAATGGTTTAAAGACGCTTCAACCAAGCATGTTTTAGAACAAAACAAATTCTTGAAGAACATGGATGTTATCAAGAAAACTGCTATGTGCAAAGCATGCCGCTTGCCATTAGCAAATCACCCTGATGGTGCTTGCATTATTGAACAAGGTGATAGATTGATTGAAAATGTTTCGCATTTTACGGGACCACCATCTGATATTTTATCGATTGATGATGATGATATTTCAGAAATCAGTTTTGTTCCTTCGGACTCAGATTTACCTTATGTAGAGTCCATTAACTCTCATGATAATGTCAGCGAATTAGATGTTGATGAAGTGAGAGAAGTTCCTGAGCCTTTATATGGAGCTTCCAATTATGAGGGTCGTTGGTTTGATACCATTCGCTCTCTCTTTCCCATTAAACAACCAAATGAACGTGGGATGGTCCAGTTACTTATGTATTGGACATACACTAATTTGAATAAGTGGCTCAATTATTCAGAAGCGTTTCAATCTCCATGGTTGATGTACATTTTTACTGTGCTTACCTATGCCAAGGAGATTTGGGTTGGAAACACTTTAGGACGGTTTGTGAACTGTCTACCAGCAACATTTGCACTCCCATTAGCCATGTGCTTTTGGGTTGTTATGCATCCAACGCTGGTGTGTCAAAAACTCGGTTTTGAGTATGCCGAGCATGTTGAAGGTATTTTCAATGTAGCTCAAATGGCGATTGCAATGAAGGTCCAAGATACGGCGAAGATGGTTTCTTTAGCTGGGAAGAAGGTTTATACCTTCCTTGGCGGTACGAATAAAGTTTTGCTTATCATTGCAGCTCTGACAACAGGACTGACGATTCTTTACGTCATTCTTCGCTCGCTCCTTTCTACAGAGGAAGCTGAGGATGAAAAGTCCGAAAATCGCATTATTCAGCAAGGTCAAACCATAACCAGAATGGTTCATGGCCGCGAACCTGAGAATGTGTGGCGTATGCGCGATTACCAGTGCAACGTGATGGATTTCCCCAATCCAAGTAAGTCTTTGAAGGAGGCTGATGAGATGACTATTGTTAGTTATTTCCATCGTTTCCTGATTCGACTAGTTTTACGGTGGAATGTCGATGGGGACTCTAGTATTCGAAAGTTAACTGGAGGTACCGGCATTCTTTTGGGAGGACAGAAGATTTTGATTCCAACCCATTTTTTGGACCCACCGGAGGGGTGTACAGAGATTTACTCTGTTTCGGTCCTTTATTCTACTCGCCAGAATGTTGTTCGAGAAGCCGTATCTATTATGGATCGGAACTCTGTTGAAGTTTTTGACGAGCAGATGTCGATTTTGACATTTCCTGCTATGCCTGCACAGCGGGCTATTGCAGTTACAATCCCAGAAAAAGAAATGTTGAATTTTACCGGACCTGGCCTACGCATTGGACGAGGCAGATCTGGAGAGATTGTTGTGGACCGTATCAAGCGGATCCGCAACGTAGCCATGGCATTTGGGAACCATTGGCATACAGGTGAGGGTAAAGATGCAGTCACTCGCTTAGGCGATTGTGGCTCCTTACTCCTCGCGTTAACTCCCAGCGGCCCTGTTTTGGTTGGACTACACTTGTGGTTCGACACGGCTGTTCCTGGGAAAGAAATTTCTTACGCATACAATGTTTGCGGAAAGAAGTTTGGAAGTCTCATTTCCGATGCTCCACCTAAATTGGACAAATTGGAAAAAGTGGGAGCTTTAGCTCCCCTACATACCAAGAGTCCAATTCAGTTTTTAGACGACTTGGGTGGTATGCAAGTTTTTGGCTCCTTTGAAGGTTTTCGAACTAGTGTTAAATCACATGTTTGTGAAACCCTTGGTGCGCAATTTCTCAAAGAGAAATATGGATTTGAGCATACACATGGACCACCAGTAATGCGTGGCAGAGAAGTGAAATACCTGCATTTGCAGAGTTTTAAGCGCATCAATGCCAACATTTCAGAGTATCGTGCAGAGTTAGCATGTGCAGTTTTATTACAGCATGTGCTGAACTTTAGTGATGATTGGAAGTCATTTATGATTTCACAAGAAGATGCTGTGAATGGTGTGCCAGGAGTTCGGTTTATTGATCGTATTCCAATTTCTACCTCATGTGGATTCCCCTACAAAACTCCAAAATATAACAAGATTAAACCCATCGTTGATGGTGATTGGACAAGTGAGTTAATTGTTGATGAGGATATCCAAGCAGATATTGACTTTGTTCTTAAACGGTGGAGTGAATCTAAGCGAGCTTCCCCAGTTTTTACTGCGGCTCTCAAAGATGAACCCAGAAAGTTTTCAAAGATCGCATCAAAATCCACCAGAATTTTTTATGGTGGGCCTGCTGGAATGATCATTGCTGAGCGCATGGTCTTCACATGGTTTACCCGTTTGGTACAAACAAACCCCCTCGTATTTATGCAAGCTCCAGGAATGGATGCTACAGGCAGTCAGTGGGATTTGTTATATCGCTGGATGAACAAGAGTGAGAATTGGATCGCTGGTGATTTTAAAGAGTTTGATATTTCAATGGTTGTGCAATTCTTGCGCATGTCCTACAAGTTTATCATTCTACTTGCCCAGCATTTAGGAGCAGATCCAGAACATGTGGTGATGATGAAAGCAGCCTCAGAGGATCTCATTAACCCATTGGTTGATTACTTTGGTGATCTAGTTATGGGAGTGGGAAAGAATCCTTCGGGCCACGCTTTAACTGTTATTATTAACGGTTTGGTGAATGCTTTCTACATGATCCATTGTTATATGGTATTGCATCCTGAATCAGAATTGGAGAACCGGTACGCTAGCTTAAAGCTGGGCGCTGGGTTTTTCCGTGATGTACGAGCAATGTTCTATGGTGACGACAACATTCTGAATGTGAATGATGGTGTTGAGTGGTTTAACCACTCAGCTATTTCAAACTACATGAAGTCTGTTGGAGTTACCTATACGATGGCCGAAAAAGACAGAGAGAGTGTTCCTTATATTAAGGGTGAAGAAATCACTTTCTTAAAACGAAGCTTCCGTTTTGAGCCGGAAGTAAAT